ATTGGTAGCGGGGCATGGATTTGAACCTTGGACCTCTGGGGACACCAGAGGTCCAAGGTTCAAATCCATGGGGCTTCTGAGCTTATCCAAGCTCAGTTTAGCCGCTTAAAGCTAGGGGTGCATGATGAATCATGAGAAACAAGATCAGCGCACCGGTCCCATGGCGCGAAAGCATCAACGGGTGGACTGACACCCTTAGGGCGGCCGGCCTATCAGCACAGACAATCAAAAGCCGTCGATACAAGATGGTGCATCTCGCGACATTGCTCATGCCATCAGGTCCCGAGGACGTGACCACGGAGCAGATCGTGCAGGCGTTCGCACGGCAGCAATGGAAACCCGAGACGCGCAAAGCGTACAGGAACACCATATCGTCGTTCTTCCGATGGCTGCATAAAAGCGGCAGACGGTCGGATGATCCGAGTCTGGACGTGCCAAGGGTGAAGAAGCCGCACGCGCATCCCAGACCATGCCCGGACCGTTACATCGCTGCGGCGATGGAGAAGGCCACGTCGTCGGAAAAACTCATGATCCGGCTCGGTGCGGAGTGCGGGCTGCGGCGTGGTGAGATCGCACGGGTCCACAGCGATGACGTGGTGGCAGACAGCGCCGGCCGGTCATTGATCGTGCGCGGCAAAGGCGACAAGCAGCGCATAGTGCCGTTGCCGGATGATCTGGCCGGCATCATCATGGACGCGCGGGGCTACCTGTTCCCTGGCCGGTTCGGCGGCCACGTCGAGGAATCATATGTCGGCGACCACATCAGCCATCTGCTGCCGCGCGGGTACGCCGCGCACACGTTACGCCACCGGTTCGCTACCACGGCCTACGCCGTCACACACGACCTGTTCGTGGTCGCGGAACTGCTCGGCCATGAATCGGTTGAGACCACGGAGCATTACGTGGCGATGCCGGACGGCCGTCTACGAGAGGCAGCGGCGGCCGTCCGTCTTATTTAGGCCGCGTGGCGTGCCGAGAGCCGTGCTTTCTTGGTGCGAGCCGCCTTCGTCACGTCGTTGTCCTTCCAGTAGCACCAGATGGCGCTGCCGGCTGTCCATGCGAGGCTCACGAGCTGCGTGATGGTCGTGTCATCGATGTTGAGCACCGGATGGCCGAACATGGTCAGTGCCTGGTTGACAAGCGCAAGGAGCAGCACGAGGAATCTGGATATTGTGCCGCCGTCGATTCTCGGCGTTGATGCCTCGGCGTTGTCATCGGTGGCGGCCTGTATCTGCGCGGAGACCGGCATCACGGTTACTTCCGTTGTGCTTGCCGTCGGTAGTCGGTTTTCCGTTGTGTCGGTCATTTCGTGGTCCCTTCCAGCTTGCTGATTTTTTCGGACAATTCGTTGATCTGCTGCTGCTGCGTCTCGATGGTCTTGGTGAGATGCTTCAGCATTCCGGGGATCTCGAAGCAGATGGTGTTGTAGATGTTGCCGCCCGGTGCCGATCCCTTGTAGCTGTATTGCATGATGCTGTCGCTGATGCGTTTGGGCAGTTCGTAGTTGAGCAGGTTATACATGTTGCCGCCCGGTGTGGCGTTCTTCCCGTTGGGCTTGTAGGCCCAGTTCCATACTTCGTCTCCTGCGTTTGACATGGAGCCTCCTTCGAGTATCTGATTTGCTTTGTCGATGATCTGCTTGTATGGCAGGCCGTTGGGCGCGAGGTCGGGGCATGAGAGGTGGTCTGTGCCTGGGATCTCCCGGTGTAGCCATACGTTGCCTTTCAGCCCGTCGTGCCACAGTTTCGTCCACCCGTACCTGCGCGCGATGTCGGCGCAGAGGCGCGCGCTTGCGTCGATGCACTCCTGAGTGCAGACCGCACCGTTGGCCATTCCTCCTTCGTGCTCGATGCTGATGGTCGAATTGTTCGATGCGTAGTTCGCGTCGGAATAGCTGCCGTCGAGTTCCGACACGTATTGGTGGATCTCTCCGGTCGCGCCGATGCCGTAGTGGGCCGAGGCACGGCTTGACTGGCTGGCGAACGTGGCATCTGTGCCGGCGAGGTATCCGACCATGATGTGCAAAGTGATGTGGGTGACGCCGTAGCCGTTGCGGCCCACGTAGTGGTTCGGGCTTCCTTTCCAGATGATGTCGCTCATGTTGGCTCCGTTCTAGTCGTTGAAAAGGTCTTCAGGTGGTTCCGGCGGTGGTGGTGGGGCGCGGCGGTAGATGTGGTCGATGAGTTGCCGGTTCCATTGCCATAGTCGTTGGTTGTCGGCCTGCATCTTCTGTGCGAGCCTGTAGGCTTCCATCTTGTTCTTCGCGGCGGCCGAGAGGGTGGAGACCAGTGCGCCGACGACCGCGCCGACCGCGCCGACGATGGCGATGATGAGATCCGTCATGCGGCCGGCCACATCATGGTTGCATAACGATTGTCGGAGATTTGCCCGCCGCCGCGACGCGAGTAGACGATGACTCCGGTGGGTTTGACGATGAATACACCGATTGAATTGTTGTTGGAGCACATCGGTGCGAAATTCAGTTCGAGCGGCGGTCGTGCTTCCTCGGGGAGCGTGCCTGGCATTTGGCTTTCGCTCCATCCTTTGGTGCCACTGTCCGAAAGGTTAACCGTGACGTAAACGAATCCATGTTTCATCATGTATTCGCATTTCCAGCCTGATTTGTTGACGAGCGTTGTTTTGGCTTTGTCATCGGCGGTGTACCAGTGTGCGTGATGCCAGCTGGTCCCGTCCCAGATGTACGGGCCGGTGTTGTCGCCGTCCGAGGTGACGAAGCCGGTCTGGCCGACCGTGGCCGTCTGTGCCTTCAGCGATTCGAGCGTGGTGGCGATCACAGGTGTCGCACCGGCTGGGGTGGAGCGTCTGTCGACGGTGTCCAGCGCGGTCTCGAAGGTGTCGGCCATGGCCTTGAACGACCCCGCCGCAGATGACACGAGGTCGGAGCCTTCCGGATATGAGAGCCCGTAGATGGGTGTTGTTGCTGTCATTGTGTTCCTTCCTTTTCGGCGGTGGGCGAAGAAGTGTCGATGATCTGGATCATCGAGAGGTCGCAGATGTGCAGGTCGAGCTGCTGCCAGCTGAGGGTGGGCAGGTCGGCCCATGCGATCCGTTCCGTCAGCAGCGGCCGGAGCGCGGCCAGCGTCGCTTCCTGGGTGAGTGTGGGCTTGCCCGAACGCCACCGGTATGAGAGCGTCCCGCCGATGGTCGTGATGGGGCCGCTGAAGGACGGTCGGCCGTCTGAGCCGGTCAGGGCCGACGATTTGGCCTTGACGATGATGAATGGGCCGGATGGGCTTGCCTTGTACAGCCATGGCCGGCGTGCCGGGTCGATTCGCGTGCTGTTGAACGTCACTGTCTCCGGTACCATGCGCAGGTCGTGCGATTCGAGCCATTGCGCGATGTTGGCGCGGTCCGTGGCGCTGACGTTCGAGGTGCCGCCGCTGTTCCATACGCCGCCCGAGTCGTCCACGGCGAGCATGTCGGAATCGACGGTGAGGCTCTTCTGCATGACGGTCAATTGTGGTGGCAGACGGTCCTGGTCTCCCATCGTGATCTCCACGTCGTCGAAAGAGAGCTTGCCGTTGTCCGATTTGACGCGTTTCGCGTTGATGACGACCTGTGTCAAAGGTTCGGTGATGCTCAGATCCGTCGATGCCTCGATGTCGGCCGCCGAGAGTGCGTATCGTGTCTCTCCGTCGGTGAGGACGTTGAGTCGGCCATCGGTTGACAGATGCACGGCGATTGGGTCGGCGAGGAACAGCGGCCTGATGGTGGATGCCGCGCCGTCGTAGACTTCGTGCCATTGAGGGAGTCGTGGCCCGACGGTGAGCCGGTGCAGCAGGTCGAGCTGCGAGGGGTGGTCGGATGGCGTGTATGGTGCGACGCTTGACGGCAGGGCGAGCCCGTCCAGTTGGGCTTCCGGCGCTCCCTGCGCCGAGGCCCTGCGGTTCATCTCCTTGAGGCGTGCGGATGGCGTGCCTATCCAGTGCGCGCCGTTCCATTTCGCGGCCGTGTCTGTCGGTCCTTGGGATTGCAGGCGTTTCCATATGGCCATCCTCGATGTGGCGGAGAGTTTGAGCAGCCATCCGCCGTCGCTGGCCGGTTCGATGCTGCCGCCGGTGGACACGCTGCCGGCGAACATTGTTTCGGATGGCGAGTCTGGCGATTCTGGCGAGTCTGGCGAATACGTCTTGTGGAGCGAGTCGATGGGGATGCGCAGATCGCGCCAGCAGCCCATCGCTGGCGTCAGGTCCATCCATCGAGGCTGGCTGGAGAATTGGACGACCACTTTCATGCCGACCAATGTCAATGCCTGGCCTGCGAGCCGTCCGGTGCGGTCGCGGAGGGTGAACGACATCACGGCAGGTTCGGGCTGTTCGTCGATGCTGTCGCTTCCCCAGTCGATGACGAACGAGTCGAGGGCTGCGATGTCCTTGGCGGAGTCGTTCACCGGTGTCCAGCCGTTGCCTGTGTCGATGAACATGAAGCACTGCTGCATATCTCATGACCTCCTTGCGTCGTAGTCGGCCAGGAGCCGTTTGATGGCCTTGGCGGTGCCGTCCTTGTCGATGACCTCGCCGTTGATCTCCACGTTCCAGGTGTTGACCACGGCTGGCGCGGTCGTGTTGCCTTGGGCGGAGAGGTTGAGGGGCATGGCCGCGAGTCTGCGGTTAGCGCGGCCGATGGCGGTTTCGACGTTGCTGTCGAACCCGTTGGTGAGGCCCTGGGCGAAACCGGTCATGATGGCCTGGCCGGCGGGGATGAGCAGGCGACGGTCGTATGAGATCGGGCCCTTGTGGGCCTTGATCCAGTCGCCGATGCCGCTGATCCAGCCGGTCACGTTGTTCCAGGCGCCTTTGAGGCCGTCCCAGAAGCCGTTGATGATGCTTGCGCCTGCGTTGACGAGGATGCTGCCGGCGTTGGAGAAGAAACCGCCAATGGTGCCCGGCAGGCCTCGGAACCAGCCGACCACGCCGTTCCACGCGTTCCTGGCACCGTTCGCCGCCGAGCTGAAGATGCCGACGATGGTGGAGCCGAGGCCGGAGAAGAAACCGGTGATGCCCTGCACGCAGGAGCCCAGGAAACTCGTGAAGCTCGACCACACGGCCCGGCCGGTGTTGGTGCAGGTAAAGAAGTAGGTGAGTACGGCCGTGAGCGCGGCGATGAGCGTGATGACCAGCATGATCGGGTTCGCGGCCATGACCGCGTTGAGCACTGCCTGAGCGACGGCGGCGACCTGCATTGCGGTGGTCACGGCGGTGACGGCTGCCACTGCGCCGCCGATCGCGGCGACGAGCGGGGTCACGAGATCCAGATTCTGGCTGATCCAGTTGCCTGCGGTCTTCAGCCAGCCGCCGACCGTCTGCGCGGCGGTTGCGACGGTGTTGAGTGCGTTGCCGAACGCGATGCCGGCGGGCTGTCCGCCCGTCATCGCGTCCACGACGGCCATGATGCCGGACCACAGTGATTGGAGTCCACCGCCGACCGACTGCGCGGCCGACTGCAGCGAGGTGAACGCTCCGGTGTCCTTGACCTGGCCGAAGAACGTCTGCAATCCCTGGACACCGGTGGTAGCGAGGCCGGTCACGGCGGCCGATGCGGCGTTGATGCCGCCCGTCACGGCCGGTTTGAACAGGTTGAACGCGTCGGTCAGACCGCCGGTCACGGCGGCTTCGAGGTTTCCCATCGCGCCTTCGATGGTGCTGGTCGATGTCGCGGCCTGTTTCGCCACGTCGGTCATGCCGAGGTCCATGAGCGCCTTGTTGAACTCGTCTGCGGTGATCTCGCCCTTGGACATGGCGTCGCGGAAGTTGCCCGTGTACGCGCCGTTCTTCAGCAGCGCCTCCTGGAGTTTGCCGGACGCGCCCGGGATGGCGTCGGCGAGCTGATTCCAATTCTCGGTGGTCAATTTTCCCGCGCCGGCGGTCTGCGTGAGCATCATCGCGACGCTTTTGAAACTGTCGGCGTTGCCTCCGGCGACGGCGTTGAGGTTTCCGGCGGCTTCGGTCAGTTCCATGTAGTTGCCGATGCCGTTTGCCGCGAGCTGGGCGGTGGTGTTCTGGATGTCGTCGAGGCCGTACACTGTGGCGTCGGCGTATTTGCGTGTTTCCTTCGCTGCTGTCTGCACGGCTTTGGTGTCGATGCCGGCGAAGCTCATGGTGTTCATGAACTTGTCGGTGCTGTCCGACATGTTCACCACGTCGCCGGCGAAGCCCTTGATGGTGTCCCACAGCGCGGTCACGCCCTTGACGGCCAATCCGCCGATGGCGCTGCCGAAAGCGGCCGCCTTCGTGGTGGTCTTCTCGAACGCCTTGACGGCATCATCGGCGTTGCCGGTGATGCGCACGCTCATGATCGCGCTGTGCGCCATGGTTCACTCCTTCTGTGTTTCTTCCGCTTCCTTGAGCAGTTCGGCCAGTCCGGTGCCCCAATCCAATTCGTCGGCCTCGTTCCTCCACTGCCATGGCGTGCCGCCGAAATGGCTTGCCAGGAGGAACGAGAGACGGCCGAGCGAGTCTTGTGGCCACGCGGCTAGTCCGTAGGGTTTCCCTCTTCCGCCTCCGTCGCTGTCGCAAGGTCGAAGGACGCCACGGTGTCCAGCCAATGCTCGAAATCAGGCATGGTGCGCCCGACCATGCGCAGGGCCGCGTAGGCCGCGTAAGCGCCGGAACGGACGGGTGACTGGGTGATGGGTCCCCAGCCGGCGTCGATGGCGTGCGCCTCGGCCTTGCATGTAGCGCGCATCGTGATCGGTACGAGTTCGCTGGTACCGTCCGTGTAGGTGATTCTCGTGGTTGCCATTATTTTCCTTTCACTTGCTTCAGTGTCTTGTCGATGAAGTCCTTGTAGACCTTTTGCCATTGGCTCTCGGTGGAGGCGACGCCGTTGTTGACGAAGAGACGCGGTTTGATGCGGCGGGCTGGCCACCCGTAGTTGACTGGTCCTGCGTATGGCACGGCCTTGCGGCCGGCGCGGATGACGCCGGCGCGTTTCGTCGCTCCGGCACGCAGGCTGCCGGCCAGCCGGCCGGTCTTGCCTCGTGGGGCGAGGTTGCGGACGGCGGGCAGTGCGATCTGCGCGGCCTCGCGGTTCACTTCCTTCAGGTCGTCCATGTCCGCGCCGGCCTTGCGCATCGTCTGCACGAAGCGTTTCTGGCCGACGACCATCAATGCCTTGTCAGCCATTCTTCGATGTGGAGATGTAGGCGGTGTGTGCGACGCCGGTGACGGCGAAGCTCAGATCGTTCGTGTTCCTCGATTTGACGTCGCCGCCGATGGCGATCGGGGCGATAGCCACGTTGAAGGTCCACTGGATAGTGCCGTGGGTGTTCGGGACGAATTGCGCTGGTAGGGTCTGGCCGGCATGGTCGAAGAGCCAGACGGCCAGACCGTCCTCGCTGAAGTCGTCGCCCACGGTGCCCTCGAAAGTCCATGTGGTGATCGTGTTGGTCTCTTCGGACCCGTCGAGGTAGGTGGTCGGGTCGTCGCTGCTGTTCGACGGATTCAGCTGCGCCTTGGTCAGGTCGGCGCTGAAGTCCCTGCCATTTTCGGTGTCGGTGATTTTGAAGATTCCTGGGCCGAGCGTGCGGATCTTTCCAGTCATGATTGTGTCCTTTCTAATCCAACGTGTTGAGGGTTATGGTGTAGGCGGCCAGGCTGCCCACTCCGGTCAGGTTGAACGTGCTGGGTTTCGCGTCCCGCAAGTTCACCTGGCGGTCGTGCAAGCGTTGCACGCCGTCGGTCAACAGGTCCAAAGCGGCCGCCTGCGTGGCCATGGTGCCGGCTATGAGGTTCACCGTCCAAGTGATGGTCTGCATATGCCAGCCCTCGAACGTGAGTTCCGGCGGGTCTATCAGCACCGCTATTCTGCCTGGCAACGGGCGGGCGTCCTGCGCGTCGATGGTGACGACGCAAGCGAGGTCGCCCATGGCGTCCGTCAGCATGTCCATAAGGGCTTCGCGCTCTCGTGTTACTTGGCTGCTCATGCGATCACCACGCTCCCGGTCAGGATGCCGGCCGCGTTGAGTTTCGGCCACACCGAGCGCAACGGGTCGCTGCTGACCCTGAACGGTTCCAGCGTGCCGTCGCCCACGCTCATGACGCCCAGCCGGGCGTCGCGGCTGTTGTACAGGTCCGCAGCACAACTCACGATGCAATCGGCCAGCACTTCGTCCTTGATGGACGCCGCGCCCACGGCGCTTGCCACATACGCCTTGGCGGCGGCCAGCTTCGCGGCCAAGCGTTCATCGTCACCGCTTGGCACGCTCACTTCGTTGCGCAGCTGTGCCAACAACTGTTCGTCGTTCATGGTCACATCCCGGCGGCAGTGAACTTGATAGGCAACAGGCCGTCGGTGAAGGTCGCGGCCACGGCCATGTACCCGTACACCGAATAGTTGTCCACGATGTTCACGGGGTCGGTGTTGGAAAGCTGGGTGGGGCCGCCGCTCTCCCACACGGTGACGGCGGTCGGGTCGATGAACGCGGCGGTGCCGGTCGGGGCCTTCGGCAGCAAGTACACCGGCACGCGCATGAGGTCGCCCACCACGCCGGTGACGTCGAAAGCGCCGATGGTATCCGACCCCTTGCCGGAAATGTCCATGAACCGGTTGCCCGAGTCCTTGAGCTTGATAAGGGCCAGCGCCACGTCCTTGGAAACGCCCAGACGGGTCATGGCCGCGTTCCTATCGTCCATCACCTCGGCGGCGTCAAGGATAAGGCCGGCCCACTGGTCTGTCGTCATGTCGTTCAAAGCGGCCGGAGCCGTGATGTTGTTCGGGTTGTCGGCCGCGTCGCGCTGGGACTTGATGAGGTCGTACAGGTAGGTGCGCACGGCGTTTTCGGTGGACTTCGCATAGGCGTTGTTCAGGGCCTTCAGCGCCGTGTTGAGCATGGGGGTGGTGCTGCGCTCGATGGTCTGGCGCGAAAGCGTGGTGTAGCCGCCATAAGTGTTGATGTCGGCGGTCTTGGTGCCGAACTTAACCTTGCCGAAGGTCAGGGCCGCGCCCTCGGCGGTCTGCTTGTCCACGGACGTGGAGTCCTCGCTCACCACGTTGTATTCCATGCTCATACCGGTGGCCGGCAGCGTGTCGCGGGTGAGGATGTTCGTCACCTTGCGGCGCTGTTCGATCAGGCGCAAGTCGTTGGCAATCCATACCACGGTGTTGCCGGTGTCGCCGGTAACGATGGCGTCGCGGGTCTGGCGCATAAGGTCGATGGCGGCCGCGTGGTCGGCATTGCGTTCGTCGCTCAGCGCCTTGAGATAGTCGCCGGCGGTGCGGAACTCTCCGCCCAGCTCGGCCGGCGGGGTGGTCTGGATGCCGGCGGCCACGGTGGCCTTGATGCCGCGCAGTTCCTCCCCGAACGCCTCCAAGCGTTCGTTCACGTCGCGCTGTTCGTTGTCGTTGCCCATACTGGGTGCCTCACTTTCATTGTTGGTTGTGATGGTCTGGGAACGCTGACCGGTGATCTCGGCGGCCGGATACGCGGGGATGCCGGTAACGGCAACCTCGAACAAGTCCACCTTGCGGCGGTGTACCTCGGTAACGCCGTCGTCCGAGTCGATAACCCTGTTTTCCACCGGCCTGAAGCCGATGCTGAAGCCGTCGTAGACGCCTTCACGCACCAGTTCGGCGGCCTCGCGTCCGCTTTCGGTGTCGGCCAGCTTCGCCACGACGTGCAAGCCGTCCGCTTCGCTGCGCATGTCGGTCAGCTTGCCGATAAGGTCGCCATGCTCGCGGCTCACCTTCACGGTCTTTCGTGTGCCGAAATCGCAATCGGGGTCTATCACCTCGGCGTAATCACTGAACAGCGCATATCGCTGATTGAAGGGCACGGCCACGCCCTCCAAGGTCATGCCGTCGCCGGTGTCGCAGGTGTCGCCGGTGTCGCGCAAGCGTAGGCCGGTGACGTTGAGCGTGCGCGCCTCCATAAGCCTTTCGTCATGCTCATTGCGCATTTGCATTGCCTCCAATCGGTTGAATCTGGGCCGCCTGTTCGGGCGTCAACGGCGGCAAGCCCTCGCGTTCGCGCACGTCGTCCACGGTGAGCCAACCGGAACCGATGGCGGTCTTGTAGGCGTTGTAACGGTCGGCCATATCGGCGCGGCGCGAACTATCCCAGTCGAAGCGCACAACGCGGCCACGCGGCAACAGGCCGCTTAACAGTTCCTCAAGCTCTCCCGTATATGCCGCAAGGGTGTAGTCGGCAAACTCAATCCAGCTTTGCTCGATGTTGGAATAGGTAAGGTTGCTGCCGTCCACGGCGGCAAGCATGATGCTGGCCGGGATGCCCAACAGGCGTGCGATCTGGGTGGTGTCGAACTTCTGAGTCTCCAAAAACTGCAAGTCCGCCGGCTTCATATCAAGCGGCACATAGGTAAGGTTGCTGCCAACCACCTTGATGTCACCGGCCTTGCCGGCCTTGCCCCAATCGTCCTTCGCCTGTTTCGCGCTGTCTGGCGTGATCTTCTGGTCGCTCTTCAGATAGCCCTTCACATTGGAAGAATCGGTGTAGAAGCGGGCCTTGTAGTCGCGGGCCATCTTCGCGCCCTCCACCTCCTCGCGCGCCGCCGAAATGGGGCCAAGGCCGCGCAAGCGGCCGGGAACGTTCAGGAACTTCAGGTGGGTAACATCGTCGGGCGTGTACTCGCGGCCAAGATACGAATAGCGAAGCACCGGCGCGGCGGGGTCGCGGCCGTCGTCGCGCACGGTCACCAGAGACGGCGGCAAGACTTGGCACGACACCACTTCGCCGCCATAGCGCAGTTTGCGAACGAACGCGTTGCCGTCCAAGCACAGCGACGCCACGATGTCGCTGATGAAGTCACGGCGGCTTCGGTTGGCGTCCGGTCGGTCGATGATGGACGTAAGCGTGTTGAGCTTCACGCCGCCGCGTATTTCGTGCAACGGCAAGCCGGCGATTGCGGTCTGGAGCACCTGAACGCCACGGAACACGGTGGACAGTTGCAGCGGGTCATACGCGGCCGTGCGGCTGGGCGGCATTATCTCGGCCGGCATGTCGTCCACGGCGGCCACGCCGCGCGTGATGATCTTGCCGGCGAAGCGTAGCCGCTGAAAAAAACCGAAGTCGTTCATGCGACACATCATGCGCGCTCACGCATGGCCGTGGCGAGTGGCGTGCGCCATTGCCCGCCACAGTCCGCCACAGCCGTACATGGTCAGAATATTTGCAACGGCCCTTCGGGTTCGGGCCGGTGGGATACGCCCCACGCGGCAAGCATGGCGCTTTCGAGCGGCGATGTCTTGCCGGTGCTGCCGCGCCGTGATATGCGCCAAGCGTCGCCGCTCCATGCGCGCGCGCTGTTCGCCGCGCTGGCGTCCAGCTCGGTGTCTGCCGCGTGCCGCACGGTGCCGTTCTCAAGGCCGCTCACGAACGACTGGCCCACGCTGAGAAAATCGCCGGCTTGCATGTCCACGAAACGCACAACCGGGTCGCCGTTGATGTCGGCCAACGCCTTCAGCCGGTCGCACAAGTCGCCGTTCGGGCCGCGCGAGTCCATGCACAGGGGCGCGTCGTAGGTGGCGCACAGTCTGGTTATCTCATTGGGTGCCGCGCCGGTGCCGTCCAGCACCTTGAGCAACTGCACGTTAACGGTGCCGTCGTGTTCCAATATTCCGGCGCTAATCGCCGTGTGGGTGGCGTCAACGTCCACGGCGGCACCGAACACCACGGGGCGGCCGGCCAAGTCGCCGGGCGCTATCGGCCAGCATGTGGTGGCGTTCCACAGGTCGGCCGATATGATGCGCTCGGCTATGCCCACGTCGCGCCGGTTGGCGAAGGCTCGCGCCCAACCGGCCTTGTTGTCCCCGAACTGCTGGCGGAAGTCGGCCAACTGGCGCAAATCCCACAACAGGCCGGCTGCCGGGTGCCAGCGTGCCACGGCCTTGAGGTCTTCGGGGTCTTCGTCGTCGGGCAAGCCGAAGTCGAACCACGCCGTGCGTTCGGGCACGTCGCCGGCGCGCAAGCCGTCCAACAGAGTGTTGAAGAACGTCGAAGCGGCCGTGCCTTCGGTCGATGTAATCCACATTTGAGGTTGCACGCCGGTGAACCTTAAGCGGGTGTTCATGGTCGGCCCCAAGCCGTCCAAGATCATATAGCCGGCCTCTTCGGTCAGGCTAAACGCCTCGTCCAAGGTGAATTTGTCCATCTGCACGCCGTGGCCGGCCACCTTCGTGACGGCCAAAGGGCGTATGAAGCTGCCGTTGGTGAACCGCTGTTCCATTCCGCCGTTGCTCAGTCGTGGCTTCAGGGCCAGCGGTGCCAGCCGGCTGTCCCTCAGTTGCTTCACGTATTCCTTGAAGTGCTGTTCGGCGTCCTTGCCGGTCTGGGCCAAGTAATAGATCTTTCTATCGCGTCCAAGCTGGGCGTTGCGCGTGTCCTCGGTGTCTATCAACGTGCTTTTGCCGCACTGGCGGGGCGTGGTAAGCACGATGGTGTCATACCGGTACGTGCCTGTGGCGTCGTCCAGTTCGCCGGCCACGTCGGCAACGTACCGTTGCCAAGGCAACAACGGTTTGCCCAACAGTTCGGCAGTGCGCGCCACCACGTTGCCGTCTGTGCGGCGCGATGGGTCGCGGCGCGTTCCGGCTCGCATAAGCGGCGGTTCCCTGGTCATGCCTTCGCCTCGGCCAAGTAGGCGGCCAAGTCTTCGTCCACCTTCGGTTCCGGCGGGTACATGTCCTGAAGGCGCTGCACGTTGTCCAAGTACGTGTTCATGTTGCGGCTGATCTCCTTGCCGGCGTTGCGCTGTGTGTCGATGTTCTGGGCCAAGGACAACAGGCTGGCGCATAGCGTGGTGGCGAACGGGTCAAGGTCGCCGCCCGAACGCTCGGTAAGGCTCTCGATCAGCCGACGGGTGGCCTTTTCCTGTTGCCCGACGTGCCGGCCGGCGGTGTCGTCGAAAATGTCGAACGTGTTTTGGCTCATTTGTCCGTATCCTTTCTTTTCCTTGATGTTCCAACGTTTTCGTGCCGTTTTTCCTCCCGTGTTGGGGGGAGAAAAAACTGGGCGCGGGGTCTTTCCCGGCGCCGCGAGTTTAAAAAATCACCATTCCGGGCGCGATGAAGGCACCGAAGATGGCATGGAACGCAAGCCAAGGGCCGCGAGTCGCTGGCGGCGGGCCGCTTGCCTCGCGTCTATCGTCTCTTGCGACAGGTGGAGGGCGTACCACTGGCGCACCAGCTGCCGGTACATGTCGTTACGTGCCCGCGCCATGCTCTCGGCGTAGCCGGGGTCTAGCACCTGTATGTCGTAGTCCAGCGCTATCCACTCGGCCAGCATCTGCGGGTGCTTGCGGCTGGCTGGTATGGTGCGCACCAGCCACACGTCCAACGGCGCGCGGCTCTTGGCGAACTGGCGGTAGGCGGCAGACCATGCCATAGCCACGGCCCGCCGCTGCTCCATGTCCGCTTCGTCCACGCGCATGGCGGCGGCCAGCGAAGCCCACGACACAACCGGGTCGGTTGGCTTCGCGTGCTGGGCTATGTAGTCCACGGCCTCTCGGTCGCATGAGCCAGGCGGGCATACGATCATGTGCAAGCGGCAGCCATAGCCGTACAGCACGCGGTCTTGCCGCGAAGCGTTGCAATGCTTGCACGCGCGGCGTAGGTTCGGCACGGTGTCCTTGCCGCCATGCGCATGGGGCACTATGTGGTCGTCTTCGGTGCCCACCTTCGTGCAGCCGGGCAGCTCCAACCAACAGTCGTTGCCCCACGCCGCTATTTCGGCCGAACGGATTGATGGGGCGACTACTTGCCTACGCGGCACTCTGGGCCGCCTTGCTCTTGCGCTGCGCTACGAACATGTCCAAGTCCGACACCTCATATAGCACTGGGCAGTTGGGAGCGTCCGTGGGCCGGTAGAACACCGGGCCGTAATGTTCGCCGCGCCACTTGCGCAACAGGCTTTCGCTCACGCCCAGATATAGGGCCGCCTGCTTGGCCGTGAGCTTCGCACGTGGGTTCACAGCACACCAACCCAAGCCTTGAGCGATGTCAACAACTCGGCACGGTCGAACATCTGCACACTGCCGCGCCTCTCGGGCTTGCCCAAGATACCGTCGCTGATAAGCTGCTGCATCGCATGGTCGCCGCTAGGGTCGGCCGTCTGCGCGATCTTGTTCAGTCGAAGCATACTGATGGCAAGGGAACGCGCAATGGTGTCCGCTCCAACAGTGTCATGCTCCAATTGCCTGATATTCCATCGAATGGCGTTCTTGATGTCCTTCGTGCGCTGGGCTTTGTTCTTCGGCACCGTCCTCTTGGCACGTCGGCGTGTTGGCTTGTAATCAACCGAATAACCCATGTCTCGAACCTCGTTTCATATTGTGGATAAGAACTGTGGATAAGTGGATAAGAATTGTGGATGATGTGCCCTTCGGGTGGTGGGGCGTTAGAGCGGGGAACCCAGCCCGGAAAACACAAGATTGCTCAAGTGTCTTCCGGGTTAGGGTTCGCCATGCAAGGTTGCTTCGTAACGGAGCCGCGCCGTCGCATAGGTCAGCGGCCGAAGCCGCGCGCAAGGTCTCGCCGCATAGCCCGGCACGCATGCCGGCGATGGTCCCCAGTTGCGCCCGAACAAGACGCCATGAAGCGATCTGTTAAACCCGCATAGCTCCCCGCTGGGGCCGTGGTAACCACCCGGCATTCCGGGCGTGTTTGTAACGCGCTGGGCAAGGCGCGGCCGGGTGCTTTATCACGCCTCACCAGCAACCGACCTTCGGCTGGTTCAAGGGCTATGAAGTTATCGGATGCCGTCAGTCGTCGTCCGTGAGGAAATCACCCAGACGGACGATCGAGAGCACCAGCCCCAGCATGAACAACACGAAGGGACTGAGCAGAATCAGAAGAACGAACTTGATGAAACGTTTCACGGTCAATCCTCCTCGTTGAAGCATCGGTCGATCTGTTTCTCAAGATCGTCAAGCTCGTAGCCGTTGAACGGGACTCTCACGGTGATGCCTTCTTCCGTCTCAACGATCAGCTCGTAAAAACGTTGACTGCTTTTCCTGTCCACACGTTTGACTGTGACGCTCATCACTGGGCTCCTTCCCATTCACGACGGGCACGCCTAGCGTGCGTCATCGCCTGGTTGATCGCGCCCTTCATCGCCTGAAGGTCGCCCATGTCCAAGCCATCGAAATCGAACGATCGTTCGCCCACCTTGATGCGGCAGGCGAAGCCGTAGGGATTGCCGCCGGTGCATTCCGACGGGTCGATGTCCAGCACCTGGAAGTAATTGCTGGCGCATTCCGGATTGAAAACACTCATTTCACTGCTCCTTGATTCATGGATGGACGGTTAGGCTCCTTCCTCCGCAGCGATAGGCTTGTAATCGCACAAACCAAACCTTTCAAACAACGAAGGAAGGAAG